GCAGCAGTGTGACAAGGGACATCATGAGTGGAGTGGCTCCGTGGGGACAAGGGGAGAAAGGCGAGGCATTGATGTAGGTGAGCGGCTGGCTATCGGTGTCCTCGAAGCGCCGGACGTTGATAGTGAGCGACCCACCAGGGCCAGACCCCTTGATCTGCACCTCCTTGCGGTACAGCTCTGGCTTGTAGGCTTCCAGCATACGGACAAGGATGCTGTCACTGTACTGTTTCTCCGTGGCAATCAGTTCTCCCTTGTGGTAAATCCCTTTGGGGATTCCTTCTACCGCCCGCCTGTACGCTTCCTGTTCGAGCTTGGATGCGTAGTAATCCGTCTCGTCGTCCACTGCGGCCTGAAACTCAAGGTCGTTGGTGTAGCGCGCTTCGACGACGGTCTTGTTGACACCCGCTATCCGGCGTGCCTGTGCAGGTAGATGTCCGGCCTGCAAGGCGGTGATGTAGGTCTCAACCCAATCAGTCGTCGGCGGTTGGATAACGTCTGGAATCATGAGGTGGAAGGGTAATGAGATGGATGCCTGGTGTCAACAGGTGCGTGGTCTCATCCCCGTGTGTACGCGCCAGCGCTGTTGGGGTAGGGGGCTGAGGGGTGGGCGGAAGGGCGGTGTTTGCTCGGGCACGCCACCTGCTTTACGGCACGCCCATCACCTATAGCCAATCACCCACCGCCAAACACTCATCACTGTATGGAGAATGGTCTGTCAAATACTTGACTAATATTGGCTATAGGTGATGAGTGTTTTGGCGGTGGGTAGGGGCAAGAAAAATAAAATTGAACTTCTCTCCGCCTCACCCTCATCGCCTACGGAAGGGTACGGGGGGCGAATTGCCTTCGTTCACAGCCGCCGAGCACTCCCCGCTCCCCGCTCCCCGCTCCCCGCTCCCCGCTCCCCGCTCCCCGCTCCCCGCTCCCAATGCTGAACCAAACCTGAACCAAACCTGAATAGATATTAGTAAAACACTTGACAAACATACCTAATCAGCTACTATATACCTGTACCAACCAACCAGGAGACACTATCATGCACTCCCAACCTTTTGACGAAAACGGCAAGCTGATCACATTTCGCACATTCTTCCCCGGCATCATTGAAGCCATGCCGTTGCCTGAATTGATCGCTGAATACGACCGTGAAGATCGCAATCATCTTCTCGCCCTGTTTGCGCTTGAGGGCTGGTTTGAAAATCCTGATTCGCTCGATTCGGACAGGCCCCCGCTCAGCTATAACACTGCTGATCTCATCTGCGAAGCCTACATAACGGAAGGCTTGCTTGCCAACGGCGCTCCTTTCAAATACGACGAAAACATTGTTATCGAGATTATTCAAGAGCTGTTTAAGTACCACTACGATGTTGCATTGCTGTCTGCTTTAGATTCTTAATACTCCATTCTCATCTGCTGGATAAGCAGCGCAATACCCTTCTCTTCACTAAGCATGGGGATTCACAATGTTTTATGACTTCACGAAAGCGCCTGCATACTTCACGCCGGAACGCTTGAAACGCGATGACTGGTACATTGAAACAGACAGTTTTCACTGCATGCCTACGGTCAAGCGCTCACGCCTGATTGGATTCAAGATGGCGGCATATGTCAAGGCGCAAAAAGTCGATCTTGCAAACGCAGATCTGCTTATGCCGGTTGCTGTTGCTGCGTTGGAATGCATTGCACCGAATGAAAACCCTTACTCAATCCCGCTGGCTAACTATTTCATGCTGGAGTATTTGAACGCAGACCAAGAGGTGACTATTGATGTTGGTGCAGCGGTCTTACGGTTGCGCGTCCAATTACCACCGTACAGCCCACCGATTATTAAATCTCCATCGTTGCCGGTTGCATCTGTTACTGTACTTGCACAATTCGATAAGATGCTGAATAAAGCGCATCCGGTTGTAACGGGGCCGTATAACACGTCAATACCTGCATCGGATTTTCTCAAAAACCATGCGCCGGTTGAGTACGCTACCTCATTTGCGAAATGGAGCGCAGTTAACGGCGACGATTACGAGTAACCGGCGGTACCACCTTACGGTAGATATCCATAAGGCGGTTCACTTCAATCATGGAGATATTGACATGACTTACTATCCTAACTCCCGCATCCCGTTCAGTGGTTTTTATGAAAGCATCTGGCGTGATGCTTACATGTTCGAGATCCGCAATGCGTGCCGTGGTCATCCAGAGCTTTTCATTGACGTGTCCGCCGATGATTTCAGCCGCTTTCTGGCCCATACGCCGACGTATAACCAGATGTTGCGCGCCATCACGAAGAGTTATGCTGAACGTTACATCGAATGGTTGTTTCAGCAGCTTGGCACTGAACCGGACGCATCGGAATGTTTTGATGAAGTTACATGGTCTGTTCCCGACTGCAACACAATCTATATCCGAATCGCCGATAAAACGCTGTTCACCATTTACGATCAGACCGACCGCGCAACCCTGCGCCGCCACGTCAACGCGAATTTGTGCAACCGTGGTTATCCTGATCCGGCGTTGGATGAGGTAGACAATGACCACGCATTCTGGACACGCCGAATCAATATTTGGAGCGCCCATCAATTGCTCACACTCATTGAGGCGTGGATGGAGTGCCGCGGGATCAACCCCGATGATGTGGAATTGGAGCTGTACAATGAAATGTTGCCAATAACCGTCCACCACATCTACACGCATGTAGTCGCAGGGGTAGCTGAATGGAAGCGTTTAACCGTGGAGTCAGAATCATGAAATACGACTTCACGAAAACGCCTGCATTTTTCAAGGAGCATGGCGACGACGGCAAGTAAGCGCCCCTGTGCGCCCCTGTAAGGGCAACCTGGCACGACCCCTGTACTCCCCTACCGCTCGCTCTTGGTGAGCGGTAGAGGGCCATTCACGCCTGTCTGTGAGGGTTCCATCCCCGCATTGGCTGTCTCTGCCATGCCGCCGTGATCGCCCTGTGTGAGCCTGTACCGCCTCTCCGCACAACCCCTAACACCCCTAGCGCCCCGCCTGTAGCCATCCAGCGGGGCGCTTCTGTGTGGGTTGGTTTTGGGATTGGCTGGAATGGCTTTTGAGCGGATGGGGATGGGGATGGAATGGATCGGTGGTTTGGATTCATATCCGGGGGATGGGTGCGCCCTGCTCTTCGCCGGTAGTGGATGTAGGATTGGCGGTGGGGGCTAAGTGTAAGATTTTGGGTATTTACTTTTTGAATTAGGAATTAGCCCGCACTTACTTTGCTCCAAGCGCGCAGGAAAAATTGACATTTACCCCCCTGAATTACTTAATTCTAAGCGTTAAAATTTTTTGCCCTCTATTTTCCCGACTTAAGCTCTCTCCATTTATATCTTATATTATTAACTAGAAAGAAAAACAACCCAATATCAATAGCTTACGGTGTCAAGAATAGCTCCATTTGCTAAATATGAGTAAAAAATTAGTTAAGATTTTAGAAAGACTAATGCTAGAAAATGAGGGCTTTCCAAAAAATTTTAGCCTTCGCAATTCAATCTAAATGTAACACGTGTAGGGTAATTTGGCCAAAAAACCGCAGCTTTATTAGTTTTATTATGTCAAGTGTTGCACAAAGATAACCCCGCCGAATCCTTAAAACCACACAAGATTAGTCTACAACCAAAGCATTTTAGATTACTTGCTTCCTTGACATTCTCGATTTAGTGTCATATACTCTACCCCTTCCACCACCACCCCGACTGCGGTTATGAACCTGAAATCTATTCACGACTGGCATGCCATGCTCAACGCCACACCTCATCTGCGCCAGGCGCTCCAATACAACCCTGATACAGGGGAAGTGCTTCAAGTGACACCATGGGGTCTTGCTCCTGCATCTTGCAAGCCAACCATACGGTTATATGTCTGCGGGGAACCGCGCCGTGTTCCTATATCAATCCTCATCCCCTGGTTGCATGCCAGCCATTTGCCCTTGCGCATTCATCCGACCCCGCCTACTGCAAGCGGCTGGAGTGCGTACAGGTGGGATGCAATCATGCACCTGTTGCGCACGGATGCAGAGATAAAGGCTTCGGCGATCCCAGACCGTCGCAACCACGAACAGCACAGCACAGGGCACCCTCAGCGACGGGGGCGACCACGGCAACCACCGGCGTACTGGTATCGGTTGCTGGATGCGGATACAGGTACCCGACACCGCTACGGTTACGATGCCTCAACGGGGATGGTGCTTCGGCGCAAATGGGTGCGAATGTGTAGCGGCGGCTTTCCGCCTGCGCCGACGACGGACGGAAAACACCAGGTACAGGTGCTGAACGTACGGCGCTATGTCCCGCTGTCTGTGCTTGTTCCCTACCTGCAAGGCATCACCATTCCGGCCAGCATTACGGCGGCGGGCGATCCGGCGGATTGGGGTAGTTATGTCTGGGAGCGGGTAGCCGACACGCTGGAGTATGACGCTAGCGACCTTGTGTAACCGCCTCATCCTCTACCCCATCGGCGCTCACGCGTGCATACGGGGAAGAATCCGCGCAGCACCAACGCCTCATCCTCTACCCCATCGGCGCAGCACCAACGCCTCATCCTCTACCCCATCGGCGCTCACGCGTGCATACGGGGAAGAATCCGCCTCATCCTCTACCCCAAAACCCCATCTCAACCTGAACCGAAGCTGAACACTCTAGAACAAAACACTTGACATATACGGATACATCAACTAACCTGTATTCACTCCAACCAACCACCAGACACCAAGAGCATGAACACCGACAGCCAAGCACCGACAGAAAACGCCACCGAAACTGAAACCATCACGGCGGAAATTCCGTTCAGCGGGTTCTGTGAAAGCATCTGGTCCAGCGGCATTGACAATGGCATTAACCACGCCATTGAGTACGTGATGGAATTTGAGCAACCGGATACCGGCGACCAGCCGCCTATCACGGCGGATGAGCTGCGCAGCGAAATCCACCAGCACATTGACTACGGCAAACTGTACACGGACATTGCGCGGGATTACGCTGATCGGTTCATTGAATGGATGCACCAGCAATTGGGAACCACCAACCCCGCCACCAGCACCAGCACCACCAACGCCACACAGGAAGGCTTTGTTGATCTGGTGTCACCCCGCGAGTACAACTTTCAGACCGACCGACTTTACGTCTGTCTCACAGAGCAGACCATCCATGCGCTGTACCAGCAGACCGAAACTGACACGATGGGCGATCACGTCTGCGACCGTTGGCGCTCACGTAGCGGCTTCCTGTCTACCATCCCGAGCGACTACGACAATCCTTATTGGCTCCGGTCTCCGGAGCAATGGGACAGTCTCCAACTGCTCACGCTCATTGAGGCATGGGCGATCTACAACGGTCATGATCTCCACAAAACGGAATACGAGCTGTTCCAAGACGTGGATATCAGCCGCCACGTGGATAACCACATGGACATGGACGCGGCGATTGAAGCCATCAAATTCATGCGTGAATTGGGCTGATCGCAGCATCCAACCACCAGACACCAACCACCAGACACCAACATCATGAAAATCTACGTCCCTATCTCAACGCTCAAAGCGGCCAGCCTGTTGCCCAAGACCAACTCCCTGCTACCCCATCTGGAGAGTGTCTATGTCGAGTGCGACGAACTCAATCCCCTTATCACCAGGACAGTGGCGGTGGTGGAGAACCATGCCATCGGTGTGTTCTGCGACCAGCTACCGGAAGGCGTCCACCGGAACAGCGTCACACCAGCCGATTTGCAGGTGCAACGGCAAAGCACGTTGCGCGACCCGTCAAACCCATCCTGCATCCACCCCGCTGCCCGGCCAAGCGGTGCTGTCAGCATCCCGGTTGGCACCATCAACAAGCTCAAGGTATTAAAACAGCAAATGGAGTATGACTACGCTGAAATCACCATCGAGCCGCCTGATAGCACCGCCACTACCGCCACTACCGCCAACGGACAGCTCCAGGCGCCAATCCCGCGGCGCTGCACGCTCACGCTCCCGTATCAAGACCCCATCCCGTTCGACGAAATCCCGCAGCCATACGCCAACTATCGGCGAGTCGTATCAACGGCACCCGTTGACACAGAAGCCCCGCCTTTCCCGCCTGTCCCTCTTGATAGCGATCTCTACGTGCGCATGCAGAAAGCGGTGGCGGTATGGACGAAGGCGCAAAACAGCAATTTGGGAACCATCTTGCGCCTGGTTCCCATACTTGCGGATGGAACCCCAATCAGGGTGCGCGTCGAACCGTATCATCGTTTCGACGACAGGTCATTTGTCGGCATGATCGCCGCCGTACACACCAAAGACAGCAATTGGCCGAAAGAGGCCGACCTCAAGCGGACACTCGGAATCACTGACTAACCGCCTCATCCTCATCCTCGTCCCCCTACCCCAACAGCGCACATCACAGCACCAACACCTCATCCCCTACCCCAACAGCGCTCCCGCGGGCATGCGGGGATGAGACCAACCAACAGACACCACGATCATGACTTACGAGTACACCATGATTCCAAATACTCCATCATCCCCGCTGAAGGGCACATACAAGATGTTTGTCGATGTGAGGCAAGCGTATCTGCCATTTAGGGGATTCAATCATCGGATATGGACATCGCGCATGTCTAACCCTACGGCATCTGATCTGCACGCTACGGCACGGGAATACGCACGCATGTTCACCGACTGGCTGCGCCGTGCGCTTGGCGATGCGCAACATGCATGCACCCCTTGGGTCGGCATCCCATGCAAATATGAGTATTGCAGCGATAGCGACACCATCAAAGCCGACATACCAACGGACATCATAGGCGAATTGCAGGTGCGCACCAGCGGCGCTTCGGTGCGCGAATATATGCGGTGGTGTCACATCAAGCTGTACGGGAATGACAAAGGTTTTGATCAAACTGATTCGCGCGAAGCATTCAATTACGGTGTTGAGTTAGCACGAAGCCGAGAGTTAGACCCATCGCAAATCAGCGTGATGATAGAAGCGTGGATGCTGGATCACAAACACATACCCGCAGCGATTGAGAATAAAATCGCGCAGTTTATTTGTGGCGATGCAACCAACCACCAACCACCAACCACCAACCACCAACAGACACCAGACACCATGAAATCGACACAACAAATACCCGACGTCTACGCACGCGACATTCCGATTGAAGCAGTGCGCCAGTTGCAGTTCCAGTGTAAGAATCCTCGAGACAGCAAGAACGTCGCCTACATCACGGATGATGGGCTGTCGCTTCCCGCTGAATTCACGAAAAGCGGAAAGCCTTTCAGCGTCAAGATTGACACGTTCAAACCGACAGGTAATCCCCCCATCCCGATTCTCACAGATACGCTGGCGGAGATTGTCGGCAAGGCCTGCCGCTGGAGCGGTATCTCAATCAGGATGTCCTACCAATACACCCAACCCGGCCGGTTTGCGAGCATCGCATTTACCGTCCCTACGGCCATATACACAGCTTGCCGTATCGTCGATGTCAAAAAACCCGGAATCTACTTATGAAAATTTACGTCCCGATCAGCACACTGAAAGCCGCAGCCCTTATTAATGAGGAGAAGCGCAAATCCGGTGTTGCAATCTACGGTGTCTACGTTGAGGCTGCACCGGAATCCAGCATCACCCGTACCGCTGCAAGAACGAACAGCGTAATCGGCGTGTTCACGGACGATATCGCAGCCTTGGATCTCACCTACCGCCCGTGTCTGCCCAAAGGCGAAGGCAACGTGGTGACGGAAGCAGATATCGAGTATCAGACCAAATGCTTTCCGGTTGACTGGCATGTCCACATCACCAGGAAGCCGCCGCCACCTCAACGCTTACCGACACATGGACGGTGCATCATCCCTACGGAGTTCATCCGCAGCCTCAAGGTGACGAAAAAGCAGATGCGCAGCGACATTGCAGAAATCTCCATTACTCCAGACGCATCATCCGCTGACACCTCAACACCATCCCGTATCTGCTCAATCAAACTCCCAGGCAAAGACCCCATCCCGTTCGACGAAATCCGACATCATTACGATGACTACACTTCAAGCGTTCCGTCCGGCCCCTACAACTCATCCGTTCCCTTTCCGCCGTTTTACGGTAGCTATTTCGACCGTCTGTATAAAGCAATCAAAACGTGGTGGCACAGCCCTTCTAGCGGCTATACCCCTAGTATCCGCCTGATACCAACAGCCCGACAGGGCAACTACTACCCGATACGGGTTGAGGTACCTGTACTCGACAACGCACGGCGGTTCGTCGGTGCTTTTGATGGGAACCAGGATCTTGTGCCACAACAGACCCTCCCCGACATTTACGCCATTCTCGGTATCCCGCCAGTCACTTCACAGTAAAGCCCACCACCACACGCCAACCACCAACCACCAACCACCACACGCCAACCACCAACCACCACACGCCAACCACCAACCACCAGACACCAGACACCAGACACCACGATCATGAGCAGACCCGCTTACACCACACGCCAACCCTACACGCAACTGCCACCCGACGCCATCCCACCGGCCAGCATCACCATGCCCAATCCGGCTGACACCAATCAGGTCTACGCCAATCTCACGGGGCGACCCTACCGGCCAGAAGCCATCTACGCTCTGCTTGACCAAGACCCGACCATCCCCTACCGCTACAGGTACAACCCCAACACCGGCGAAATCCACACCCATCGCTACAGCCGCAAACGCCATGCCGTCACGCAGTACGCAGAGAGCACACTCATACCGCGGGAAATGGCAGACCTGGTGCACCCCGACATGAAGGAGAAGCATCCCACTAAGGTAATCATCACCGTCAAGACCACCGATCCGGCGTCTGGCCGTGGCAAAAACAATGCGGTGCAGATCGATATGGGCATCCTCATTCCGTACCTGCACGCCCACAACGCCGCAAACGAAACGGTGACCGAAACGGTGACCGAACCCATGCGCGTACTCCCTGATCCTGACGCATCGTTCCCCGAATGCTGGAAATGGGACATGGTGGCCTCATGGCAGCCGCCTACCCAACAAGGGCACCAGCCATGAGCTACGCCCATCGCATCCTGCGCCTCGGACGCTACGAGCCGACGCTGGAATCATGTCTCCCTGGAAAGAACCCCCCGGGTATCTTCACTCGCTGGATTCCCGTGGAGCGTATCCGCGACGCGAAGAAACTCATGACCACGGAGGAGTCATGGAGCAAGGTGGTGTACATAACGGAATATGGCATCTACATTCCCGAACCGATGAAATTCCCTGAAAAACGGTACGAGAGCGTCGAATACAACTTCATCCCTGACAAGTCTGTACCAACGGATGCCAGATCCGTCCCGATTCGGTTTAGTTATTTGCGCCCCTACATCGACAAGAACATCTACGGCAACCCCATGTGCGGCACTGTCACGGTGCGGTACTTCCATCTTTGGGAATTGGGTATCACATACATTGATCTGAAAGCCCCGTACCAAAGAACAACACTGCTAGCCGCATCAAGGTTCCCCGATTGTAGCGCCTACTTCTTTCAAGAGCACTGCATGCCATGAGCTACGCCCACCACATCCCCGACCCGATGGCGGCTCACGTCGCCAGACACCCGGTGTTCGGCCCTGTCATTCTCAACATCACCTCAGCGCCCCCTGCGGCGCTCTCAGCGCCCGCCTGCCTGGCACCCTCTACCGTCCTGCCAGCCCCAAAAGACCCGCCGCCAGACGCGCGCACAGAGGCAATACGTGGCATCCACCAAGCCCCATCGGCCACGCATCCCTTCCTCGATCCCTACAGCACCCACACACCATCGGATACGCCACGTCCGTCACCGGCATGGCAGGCGCTTGCCCATCCATACCCTTATCCCATCCACGTCATTCCAGCGCCGTGCTGGCGGCTGATGATGCGGCGACAGGGGGCGCAGGCGGTCGGGTATGCCATTCCGGCGCAGCGCTCCTCCACCTCATCGCTATCGCCAGCGGACACACCACCCCCTGCAACGGCATGGCAGGAGCACCCGTCGCCACTGTTCCAGCGGTTGCAATACGGGTATCTGCATCGGGTCGTGACCCAGCGCCTGCGCTGGCCGACACACCTGCCAGACGGTACGGAGTATTGGCGCATCGAGCGGTTCATTCCAGACCAGCTCCAAACACCATACTCGACGGTCACGCTCACGGCCAAGCAACCACGGCACCACCCGCAACCCCGCCTGCCACAAGTACCACCCGATCTCATTTACCCATCAACCCAGCCCCAGGCATAATGCCGACCATGCTCATTCAAACCAACCACATTCCCTATGCTGTCTGGCGCGTGCTCAAACAGTGGCGGGCGACGCATATCAGTGACCCGCCACCCGGCTCCACCACTGCGCCATCCCGCATCTCTGACCATCTCATCATCCTGTGCGACCGGCCACACCAGGACGTAATCGACCGGATGGACGCGCTCACACCGGCGCGCTATGCGGCGGTGCAGGCTATTGCCGTGCTACCGGACGCCAACTATCCGGCATGGAATTCGGCATGCATCGACAAGAAAGACCAGCCCCCCGGCGTCAGACAGGGCACCATCCCTACTGCATACAAAATGGCAACGGGTACGTTTGAGATGGTGCGGCTATGCACCGGCTACCACCCGGATCAATTCCACCAATCCATCCCGCATGTGGCGCTGGCATACGGGGATGACCCCGACATACTGCCCTGGGTGCGCAACGCAGTCAGCGCCCTGCACCCGGCCACAATGCTCTTCACCTTCGGCCCGCCATTGCGGGCGCACATCGGCCGTCACTACCACTACTACCCGCGGCGCATCAACGCATTGGCATCTACCACCGAGTTGACGGCACTCGACACCGACATGCGGCGCAAGCTCAAGATTGACGAGTGATAGGCAGCATCTATCAGATCGATAGACAGCGCCTATAGGCTCGCACACACGCACACACACACACACACACACACACACACACCAACACCGCAGAGACACGACCATGAATAAACCCGACACCAGCTCAACCATTGAGATAACCAACTACAAGGCGCAAGTCCGAACGACTGCGCCGAAATACCCGCCAGTCAGCGCTACGCCCGAACAAGGCAACGCGCACGCCGCGCTTTGCAGGCAGCAGGCATTTGAGCTGCTCTACTCGCTGGCGGATATCCTGCTCAAAGCCTCAAAGATCAACCCGCTGACACTCGGCATCGAGTTTCAAGATGACGCATCCACACCCCCCGGCCAGACGGTAACTCGCTCAGCCGCCAAAGTGATGCAGGATGCACGGGACGCGCTGGAAGCAAGCGCACAAATCATTGAAGATAGCTACGGTCTATCGATCGACCAGAAGCGATAGGAAAAATCTATCGCTACCGCAAAATCTCAGCTTGACAGCCTGCCAGACCAGATGTAGAGTATCAACATTGATTTCACGGCAGGTACAAGAACCGCACTTTGCATGGGGGACCCGCGTTCCGAAAAGATTGGCTGCCAAGGCCATCCGGTTATCGGTGTCTGGCGCGGTAATCTCTTTGCTTAGCATGCAAGGTGCGGTTCTTGTGCCTGTCGGGAGTTCAGAGGCAGGATTGGCGGCCTAAGCAACCGCCGTAAATCTATCGGATCAGACAAAAGTAACCGGATCACGATGTGAATTCATCAAGACACACCCCCCATCGCTACGGCGCGACGCTCGAAGAATGGAGCGCCATCGCTCAGCTCGCACGCGAAGACACGATGCCATATGTGGCCGACCCGACGGTCACCATTAATCCGCGCAGCAAACTGCAATCCACATTCAAAGCTCCATCCCAGGTGTACAGCGACGGGATGGCAGGCGGCATCATCGGGTGGACAACCAAACGAGTTACCGGAGCGAATACACAGCAGTGGCGGAAGCACCCGGCTCACGGTGTCGGGATGGTCAACCGAACCTATCGCACCATCGACATTGACGTTGCCGACAGACAGACGGCGGAAGAGATTGTAGGTGCCATCCGAGTATTCCTCGGCATCCCCGGCCTGCTTGCTCCTGTCCGCAAACGAGCGAACAGCGGCAAGCGGGCCATGCTGTTCCGTATCACCGACCCGCCCGAAGGCGGGTTGGCAAAACACCGGCTGGACGTGCTGCCATCCATCGAGCCTGACCTGCTGAACGACGGCGGGTGCATCGAATTTCTGTTTGATGCACAGTTCACGGCGCTGGCCGGTACGCATGCATCGGGCGCACGGTATGAGTGGGAGGACGGCATCCTGCCGACCAAGGACAACGTGCCCGCCATCACCATGGCAGAACTACGGGCATTGGTGAAGGAGCTTGCCTATCAGTTCGGCGACGACACACAACCGGAATGGGAACCCCGCCCACCACGGCAACGCGCCACGCCAGCAGCACCAGGCGTCAATATCAGCGCCGCCCAGGCAGACCCCGCCGCCGTTTGGCTGGTGGAGAAGGGATTGGTAGAAGAGGTTGACCCGCGCACAGGCGGCTACGTCGTGCGCTGTCCGTGGGAGCACGAGCACACAACGCCGAGTAATTACGGCGATACCATGTACTTCCCCGCGGGAACCAACGGCATTGATCACCCTGGCTTTCGGTGTCTGCACGCTCACTGCGCACATAGAGATCACGAGGACTACCTCAACGAGGTTGGCTACACGGCATCACTGTTCCCCGACAAAGAAGAGAATGCGGGGATCATTGCGCAGCCAGCACCCCATGCGCCGAAAGCTCAGCATGTAGACCCGCGCCCGCCGATGACGACCGACAAACAGGGGCGCATTGAGTCAACGCTTGATAACGTATGCAGGGCGCTCACAAACCCAGGGTGGTTCGGGATAGACGTTGCCTATGATGATTTCCGAGAGGCCATGCTATGGGGCAAAGTTGAGACCGATGCTGACGGTCAGCGGCACACACGCTGGCAGGCGTTTTCGGATGAGACCTACACCGAGATCACATTGCGCTGCATCCAACGCGGATTCAGAAACACGACAAGCTCAAAGCTCGTCGCCGAGGCCGTGCAATTCGTTGCCAAGCGCAACCGCATTGACACGGCAAAGGAATGGCTGGACGATCTGAAATGGGATGGTGTCAGCCGCATCGACAAGTTCCACACCGAGGTCTTGAAGCTCGACGATACGGATTACCATCGTGCAGTGTCAGCCTACATGTGGACGGCGCTTGCAGGCCGGGTGCTGGAACCAGGTGTGAAAGCTGACATGGTGCCGGTGCTGTCCGGTAGACAAGGCCAGCGGAAATCGACATTGGTTGAAATGCTGGTGCCGACGTACAACGAGGCGGCCGAAATCTCGATGGAGAAACGGGATTCCGATCTCGCGCGGTCGCTGCGCGGGAAGATGGTTGCGTCGTGGAATGAGTTACGCGGCCTTGGCACACGGGAAGAGGAGAGTATCAAGGGCTGGCTGACACAGCGTGTCGATGAATGGGTGCCGAAATTCAAAGAATTTCAAACAACGCGCAAACGCCGGTTCATCGTTATTGGAACTACGAACAAGCGCCGGTATCTCACAGACCCGACAGGCTCACGGCGGTTCCTGCCCTTGCAGATCGGCGACAACACAATTAACACTGAATGGCTGGAGGAAAACCGCGATCAGCTTTGGGCTGAGGCTGCTGTACGCTTCCGCAAATCCGGTGTGGCATACCGAGATGCCGACCGCCTGGCCGTGCACGCCCGGACAGATGCACAGGTGCTGGAGGTCTGGACGCCACGCATCGCAGCCTGGCTGGCCAAGACCCCAATGAAAGAACTATCCGAGATAGACATCCTCTATCACGGAGTAGGGCTGCAACCGCAGACGCTGAACCGCTCACATTCCGACCGAATACGCAGGGCGATGCAGCAAATAGGAACATGGACAGAGACACCACAGGGAACATGGGTTTTTGAATTAGGATAGGAAAAATCTATCAAAAATCATTTGACAAACCCGATTCAGTGATGTAATGTATACCCACCTTAACAACCACCAACCACCAACCCACGGAGATACCAGATGGACACGATTGTACGCATTGCCGATTCATTGGAATCGATTGCGGCGAGCTTGCAGAAGCTGGCAGGCAACGAACAGCTTGAACTGTCACTGCACGGGCGCAGCACTCAGCAACCTGCGGCGGCTTCACCGAGCAGCACGCTGCCCCCGCCCGTCATGATCGAAGGCAGCGCCGAGCTTCCTCCTGCAACCACCGCTCCCGCGGAGCAGCCGCCCCGCCGCAAGCGGCGCACCCGTGCTGAGATTGAGGCTGAGCGTGCCGCGCCTGCGCAGTCCGCAGAGAATGTGGCCGATGAGTTTGCAGAACCTGCCACGGCACAGCCGACTGTGACGCGGACGGTCAAGGTTGAAGCTGAACCTGCCAAGCCTGTAACACCGGCGTTTGACTATGACGTGCTCAAGGCCAGCATCCAGAAGCTCGCCACCGGGTTTGGCAGCGAAGGCCGTGATAAGGCCATCGGTTTGCTGCGCAGCTACGGTGTGACCAAAGCCGATCAAGTCCCCGTCGCTGAATGGCCTGCGATGTACGAGAAGTCCGAGGCCTTGATTGCGGAGCTGGACAAGAGCGACGAGAACTACGAGAACTTCGAGAACGAAGAATACTCATTCTGAGCACTGACATGACGACAGACACCACATCACACAGCCTGTTCAGCGCCAGCGGTTCGACCCGCTGGCTGAACTGCCCTGGTTCGCTCGCTGTCTCCCAGGGCATCCCGAGCCGATCAGGGATGGCCGCAAAGCGGGGCACGGCGGCGCATGCCGTGGCGGCTCGGATACTGGAAGGCGACGACACCACGGATGCATTCACCGAAGCGCTGGGGCAGGTGGAAGCAGCGGACGGCCAGCGCATCGAGATTGACGAAGAGCTTGCCGGACAGATCGAACAGTACGTGGAATATGTCCGCGGGATTGCGGGGCAGCGCATGGTAGAAGTTAAATCCATGTACGGCCCGGCAATTGGTCTGGAGGACAAGACCGCTTGGGGTACGGCGGATGCGGTGATTATTCAGCCTGACGACACTATCCACGTAGTTGATCTCAAAACCGGACGCGGATACGTGCAGGCTCCAGGCAATACACAGCTTCTGCTGTACGCCGCGGGCGTCATTCACTCCTTGCAAGCAGTCGGCACGGAGCCAAGCCGCATCGTGCTGCACATTGTGCAACCGGCTGTCCACGCCCAACCGTCCACGTGGGAGTTGACACCGGAGGAGTTTGCAGAAGAGGTCGGCAAGCTGAAAGCATCTGCACAGAAGGCCATGCAGGCATTCAAGTCGTTTCCAGGGCGCGAGGCAGGGGATGTGATGCTGAAGCCTTGGGCTGCAAAGTTTATCACTCCGCAGGAAGATGCTTGCCGCTGGTGCCCGGCTGCGGCTGGATGCAAGGCGCTGGCAGATGTTGTACCGTCTGATCTCGGAACGGAATATGTGCCACTGCTGGCGACCGTTGGATTGAATGCAGCAATGGCACGTATCCCGTTGATTGAAATCTACGTCAAGGCGGTACAGGAAGAAGCCTATCGTCGCGCGTCCTTAGGCGAACCCGGGCTGGCTTTCAAGCTGGTACTTGGCAGGGAAGGCAACAGGAAGTTTGGCGAGGAGCAGGAAGCATTGGACGGTCTACGCAATCTTGGGGTGGATGACGAGATATTGCTATCAACTCCAAGCCTGCGATCACCGGCGCAGATCGAGAAGGATTTGAAGAAGGCCAAGCGCAAGGATGTGATTGAGGCAATGACGCATTGGATTGTCAGAGCACCAGCCAAGCCGACGCTGGTTCCCGTCGGCGACCCGCGTGAACCATGGACGGAGAATAATGTCAAGGACGAATTTCCCGAAATCGGATAACCACCCACCGGAGAAACACACATGAGCATCAAAGCTACCGACACCACCGAGTTTTTCGACAACCTCAACGCTGGTGTATTCAGCCAGCAGATTGGTCACGCCCTGTCCGATGTCGCCGCTGGCGTCGTCGAATACGGCAAAGCCGGTAAAGTCATCATCACCCTGGAGATGAAACGCATTGGCGAATCCAGCCAGGTCAACATCACTCACACGCTGGACTACACACAGCCGACCTTGCGCGGCAAGCGGCGCGAAGATACGACGCTGGACACCCCGATGTACGTCACGGCAAACGGTATTGAACTGTTTGCATCTACTCCCACCGTAGCCTAATAGCCGGAGCACGACAATGTCACTTTCAAAGGAGGCACTGGATACCCTCATCGACACCGCCGTGGTTGCCAACGGCGGTCTTTCCCTGGACACCTCCACCCCTGCTATCCTCATCCCCGACGGCTACAAGATCGAGAACATCGAGCACTTGCACGCCCGTCCAGCCCGCTTTCGCGGCGTCTATCGCACCAGCGTCATTGCTGATTTCGCCAGCTACGTCAAGCAGCACGCCGCCGAGGAATCAGCCGGATTTGTTGAACCTGAAGACATGGTTGCCCGCGTCTTGTTCGATCTCGGCAATGCCCAGAACCCCGGTCACGGTCAGCACAGCGCCGCCCTGCAATTGAAGCCCACCACCGAGTACGCCGCCCTCAATCAAGCCCGCAGCAGCGTGTTCACCCAACGCGAATTGATTGATTGGCTGGCCGATTGGGCCGACAACATCACTGTGCAGAGCGACGATGGAGGAGAATACAGCATAGCTCAGGCCATCAAGGCTATCAGCAAGATGAGCGTCAGTTCCAGAAGTGAGCACGGTAGCGAGATTAGCGCAGTGGGAGCTAAGCGCAGCGTCATGGAGGAAATTGAAGCCAAAAGTCAGGGAGCAATCCCATCCGGTTTCATTTTTACCTGTGTCCCGTATGTAGGTCTGTACGCTATTGCCGCCAGTCTGCGCTTGTCGGTGCTGCCAGGCGGGGACACGCTGAAATTCCGTCTGCGCTGGATGAGGCGGGAAGCGCAAGAGCAGACGATTGCTGAGGATTTTATCAAGACGCTATCAGATAAACTCGGCGACACCGTAAGCCTGCTTATTGGTAAGTTCATCTAGACATGAATTTCCTCAATCTGAGGGAACCCGAACACGGCGGTTTCCGTGTGAACAAAGAAGCGAGAAACAAATCATGAGTAGCGAAACTCGAATCATGTTGAAAAAAGTCCGTTTGGCCTTCCCCGTTCTGAACGAACCGGAGAAGTTTCGGGGGAGCGAGGGCAAGCCGCGGTACAGCGCCAGCCTGCTGATCGAGCCTGGCAGCGAGAACGACCTCGCAGTCAAGGCGGCCATCAAGGCGGCGGCGGCTGAGCATTGGGGGCCGGACAAAGCGGCTGCTGCGATCAAAGCGATTGGCGAGAATAACAAGCTGTGCTACGTCAACGGCGACCGCAAACCGGACTACGACGGCTTCCCTGGGAATTGGGTGCTGCGCGCCAATGCGCAGGAGAACAAACCCCCGGTGCTGCTGGATGGCCACAGGAAGGAACTGCCCCGCAACACCAATGTGATCTACGCCGGGTGCTACGTGAACGCGGCTGTCGAAATCTGGACGCTGGATAAGTCCGCAGGGTTCGGCAACCAGATCAATTGCCAGTTGCGCGGTGTCCAGTTCGCCGGTGACGGTGACGCATTCGGTGGCGGCGCTCCTGCCAAACCCGATGAGTTTGAGGTTGTGGAAGGTATCCACGACATGACCTCAGACGAGTTCGCGGACGATGTTCCGTTTGCATGACGTGAGCTTTTAAAATCCTGAACGCCCCGTATCAGGTTGACAGCCGGGAACAGACCGGCACTTACCCAGACACCGACAGATGAATCCCCGTGCGATACCTTTCCCTTTTTTCCGGTATTGAAGCCGCCACCGTGGCATGGCATCCGCTGGGCTGGACACCAGTGGCGTTTTCTGAAATTGAACCATTTCCCTGTGCCGTGCTTGCACACCACTACCCTGATGTGCCGAATCTTGGCGACGTGACGAAAATTACCGAAGAACAGATTGCGGCGTTGGGCCTCGTTGATGTTGTGGTGGGAGGCAGCCCGTGTACAGACCTGTCTATTGCTGGCAGGCGCGAGGGGTTGGCGGGTAAGCACTCCAGTCTTTTCTACGATCAATTGAGGATTTTCAATGCAGCCTACAGATATTGCGGTGCACGCTTCTTGCTCTGGGAAAACGTCCCAGGCGCATTCTCCTCAAACAAGGGCAGAGACTTTGCGCAAGTGGTTGCAGCAATGGCAGGATGCGGAGACTTTCGCAAGGGATCAAATGGGGGTAAAGAAGGCGCAGCGGTGGGAGCTAATGGCCTCGTCGAATGGTCGGTGCTGGATGCGCAATGGTTCGGATTGGCGCAGCGGCGCAAGCGCGTGTTTGCTGTCCTCGATACTGGAGCTTGGCCCAGTAGACCCCCGATACTTCTTGAGCGTGACAGCCTGCGCGGGGATTCTCCACCGTGCCGAACGTCGGAAACGCAAAACTCCACCCCGATTGGAGTTAGCTTTGAAAGCGCAGATGCAATCGCAAAATGTCTGAATGCAGGCGGCACGGGGCGACTGGACTTTACAGCGGAAACGCTTGTCTACACCTGTAAAACAACGAACACAAAATCAAAAGGGTTGGGCATCAGCAGTGACGGCATTGCGTATACCCTCGACACCGCAGGCGTTCAGGCGGTGTCGATACACAGCACTCAAAACCTGGACGTGCAGGTGGATGCCTCCGTGCGCCGTCTGACACCGCGTGAATGTGAGCGGTTACAAGGGTTCCCGGATGGCTATACGCGCATTCCGTATCGCAATAAACCACCTGATAAATGTCCCGATGGCCCACGATACAAAGCACTTGGTAACAGCATGGCCGTCCCCGTCATGAGGTGGATAGGCAAGCAAATACAACGCGCAACACTCTGGAATGAGGAATTGGCATGACCATCTTGTACATCGACACGGAAACATACAGCGAAACCGATCTCAAAGCCGGTGTGTACAACTACGCCAACCACCCGACGACGGAGATTACCTTGCTGGCATGGGCGATCGACAATGCACCAGTGCAGGTGATTGACTTTATGCGCGGGGGCACTCTGCCCCCTGAGTTTGAGGCTGCTTACACAGACCAGAGCGTGAAGGTCGTCATGCACAATGCGCAGTTTGACCGCCTTATCTGCAACGCCAGCAGGCATCTGCCTGGCACTCTTGCACCGGAACGCATCTGCTGCACAATGGCACAGGCGCTGGCGCACGGGCTGCCTGGAGCGCTCGGCACGCTTGGATCCATCTTCGGGCTGAGCGAGGAGCAGGCCAAGATCAAAGAAGGCCGGGTGTTGGTGCTGCAATTCTGCAAGCCGTACCGAGGCTTCCGCACGCTGCCGAAAGATGCACCAGATGCGTGGGCACGGTTCACGGAGTACGCCCGCCGTGACGTTGAGACCATGCGCGTCTTGTTCCAGAAGCTCCCACGGTGGAACTACCCGGGAGTGAGATTCTTTGAGGGGCAGCCGAGTGCCGAGCATGCCCTATGGTGTCTTGACCAACGCATCAACGACCGCGGCTTTGCCATCGACACTGAACTGGCGCAGGCGGCTGTGACCACGGCGACTGATGAAAAAGCCCTGCTCGACAAGCTGACAGTAGAAGCAACGAGCGGAGAGGTTGAGGCTGCGACACAGCGCGACCGCATGCTGGCGCACATCCTCGGCGCACATGGCGTCACCCTACCGGATTTGAAACAGGATACCGTCAAGCGCAGGCTGGAAGATCCAGACCTGCCGCCTGCCGTCAAGGAGCTATTGGAGCTGCGGTTGAGTGCAGGGCGCAGTAGCTCGGCCAAGTATGCTGCCGTTTTGAAAGCAGTCGGTGACGACGGGCGGCTGCGTGGCACGCTGCAATATTGCGGCGCACAAACGACTGGCCGCTGGTCGGGGCGTGTGTTCCAGCCTCAGAACATGATGCGTCCGACACTCCCCCAAGCGGCTATCGACACAGCCATTGAGGACATCAAGGCCGGGGTGGCGGGCTTGTTCTATACGAACCTTGCCGAAGTGCTCGGCAATGCTGTCCGTGGTGTGATCGTCGCTCCCCATGGGCGCAAGCTGGTGTGCTCTGACCTCAAAAGCATTGAGGGTAGGGCGCTGGCATGGCTGGCCGGTGACGAGCGCGTCGTGCAGTTCTACCGTGATTTCGACGCCGGTCTGCTGAACTACGACAGCTATCAACTAGCCTACGCTCAGGTATTCGGCGGGGATCCGGCAAGGGTTCAGAAGCCGGAGCGCCAGATTGGCAAGACAATTGAGCTTGCCTTCGGCTACGGCGGTGGTGTTGCCGCTTACCTGACGTTCGCCGCCGTCTACCACCTCGACCTTGATGATCTGGCGGCCAAGGTGCATGCGCAGGTGGAGCAGTCCAGCATCCATGACCAGGATTTCTTGAAGGAGTGCGCCGACAAATACGATTGGGCGAAGGAACAAGGCTACGACGCAGGTCTTGCGCCACATGTCTACGCCGCCTTCGAGTACATCAAGTCCCGCTGGCGGCAGGCAAGACAGCCGACTGTAGCGCTCTGGAACGCGCTCAAGGACACCTTCGCCTTGTGTGTGGAGTACCCCCGCGAGACGTTTCAGGTCGGCGACACAGCGCTGCGCATGCGGCGTGACGGGCAATGGATGCGCTTGCGGCTCCCCTCCGGTCGTAACATCGTGTTCTTGCAGCCGCAGGTGCACGACGGTTTGAGCTATGCCGGGATGGACAGGTACACCCGCAAATGGGGACGGGTGTTCACACACGGCGGCAAGCTGGCCGGTATCTGCACACAGGCGCTGGCGCGCGACGTGCTGGCGGCCAACATGCAGCCCATCGAGGATGCCGGATACAGGATTGTTCTGTCCATCCACGACGAATTGATTACCGAAACCCCCGACAACGCCAAGTTTTCAGCCGAAGGGTTGAACACCCTGATGGCAACCAATCCCCCGTGGGCAACCGGCTTGCCGCTGGACGCCGACGGGTTTGAAACCTACCGCTACCGTAAGGATTGACCATGACCGACAAACCACTGCCACCTTCCGAGAAGGACATCGAGCGCTACCTGACGGCGCAGGCAAACGACCGCGGCGCACTGGTGCGCAAGCTTACCTATCAGGGGCAGGCCGGTGCGCCAGACCGGATGTTGGTACTGCCTTCTGGCAAGGTGCTGTTCGTGGAGTGCAAGGCTCCAGGCGGACGTGTCACCCGCCAGCAGCATGCGGAGCTTTGCGCCTTGCGCAAGAAGCATCAACTGGTCGCCGTGGTGCGCAGCAAGGACGATGTGGATTCATTGTTCCGGCTGGTCAGTCTGCCAGCCCCTGCTACTGCATTTGCAGAGGAGTTTCCGCTATGACAACTGAATACATCACATGCCCAGCCTGCGACGGCCACGGAGAGATTGTCATCAACCGCTCTTCAATCCACCCATACGGCTGTCGGCAAGACCCGCAGTGCGAAGAGACGTTCGAGTGCCATTTCTGCGCTGGGACAGGCCGGGTAAGCTCGGACGTCTATTGGCCGGAGGATGCGCCGTACAGCTTCGGCCCCGACTACTCGCCCACCGACCTGCGATTGGCGGAGATCGAATGAGCCTGCCAGTCTGGGAGCCGCGGCCGTGGCAGCAGCCAATGCTTGACCTTGCAATGGAGACACCGCGCCTGAACCTGTTTGCCCGCCCGGGGATGGGCAAGACCACAGCAACACTTGCCATCCTTGATGCATGGTCGATGGTGGAGGACACCTTTCCAGCGCTGGTCGTAGGGCCAATGCGCGTGGCGCAAACCGTATGGGATTCCGAGGTGCGCGCGTGGGAGCAATTCCGCCATCTGCGTGTGAGCAAGATACTCGGCACCGCAAGCGAGCGGTGGCGCGCGCTGCGCCAACCTGCGGATATCTACACCATCCACTACGGTTTGCTGACATGGCTGCGGGATTCGCTGGGTGATAACTGGCCGTTCAAGACAGTCGTAGCCGATGAATCATCCCGTCTGCGCTCCATGCGGTGCAGCTACAGGCGGCTCAAAAAGGATGGCAGGATTTATTTCCACCGTGGTGGCACAAAAAACGCTGCCGCGCTGGCCGCCTACGCGCGCCGCACGCCGCATTGGATAAATCTGACCGGCACACCGGCCACCAATGGCCTGCAAAATCTATGGGCGCAGCAGTGGTTCATCGATCAGGGTTCGGCACTCGGCGGCTCCTACGCGCAGTTTCAACAGCGCTGGTTCTACCCCGCCAGCCGGACGGCTTTCACCCGATACATCCCGTTCAGGCATTCATTCGATGAGATCACAGAACGCATCAAGCCAAACACCATCAGCCTGTCGCCTGAGGATTGGTTCGATATCAAAGAGCCGCGTTGCGTGACGCTGGAAGCGGAACTGACACCGGAGCTTCGCCGCCAGTACACCAAACTGCACCAGGACGCTGTGCTCAAGCTGACAGAAGAGACCGAGATTGTGGCTGCAAGCGCGATGGCCGTGACGAACAAGTGTCTGCAATTCGCCAGCGGGCATGTCTACGACGGAGACAGCACATCCCATCCGGTGCACGAGATCAAACTCGACCTGCTGGAATCTCTGATCGAGAGCCAGAACGGAGCGCCGTTGCTGGTGGCCTATCATTTCAAGGCGGATAAGGACGCCATCCTGCGCCGCTTCAAACAGGCGGTTGAACTACCGAAAGGCGAGCGGCAACAGGCCGTGCAGGATAAATGGAACAAGGGAGAGATTCCCGTGCTGCTGGTGCATCCGGCCAGCGCGGGGCATGGTCTCAATCTGCAACACGGCGGCTGCGACATCGCCATCTTCACCCCGACATGGGACTTGGAGCTTTACGAGCAGGTCGTAGAACGTCTCGGCCCAACACGCCAACACCAATCAGGGTATGACCGCGTTGTGTCGATCTACCACCTGTGCATCAAGAACACGTTTGACCAGGCTGTGTTTGCCCGCCTTGCCTCCAAGGCCAGCGTGCAGAACACCATCATGGAAGCGGTGAAGTACGTAGCCTAATCACCGGAAGGAGGTCGCCAACCCTCAGGTACAGGCTGGTCACTGATCTGCCTGATGCGGCGGATCTGACTTTCGTACCGCTCCAGACACCGGCGGCGTTCTGTCGCAACGTTGAACACCTCAGACGGAGGAGCATCTTTCGTCCACCGACACCACGCCATCAGCTCAGCGGGGATAGGAACGAAGCGGTAGTGAATGACCTCAACCGTAGTCGGCGGGGGTGGCGGGGGTGGGGTTGACACGCAGGCTGTCAGCACTGCGAGTAGTAAGGCGGTCAGTATTTTAATGCTGGACATGATGCGTCTAAATGTTCAATGGCGGCTCTGCATCCGCTCGGGATTTGATTGTAGCGTTCTCGCCAGGCAGCTTCTGCTTGTTTGGCTTCCTCCAGCTCCTCCTTGAAACCTTCCAGCGCTTCTTGCGCCCTGCGCTCAGCTTCTTCCAGCCGTGCTGTCTCTTCCTGCAATCTCTGCTTGATATCAGCAATAGTCTGTTCCCGTTGCACTATCCGTTCTTGCAGCAGCAACGCTTGCTGTTCGTTCGTGTGTGCCCGCATCCCAAAGATGAATGCAGCTATCGCCCCGGACAGGCAGATAAGACGTGGAACGTTAAGCAGGCCAATAAAATTCAGCATCAGTAACTCCCAGAGTGATTCCCGATACGGTCAATGATGCGCTCCACAGACCCAAGCAGCTTCGGCGTGACAGCACGGATTGACACACCGCAAACCCCGGCCAGAGGTAGCAGCGGCAAGCCTGAGCCTGTCAATGGATGGACGATGAGGGTCAGCCAGGCAGCGATAATGCCCCACACTACCACAGCAAGGAAGAACGCGCCCCATTTGAAAATCTTTTTCGTAGGCTGGCTGTCTCCTTTACCTTTGAGCGTGGCGCTGCTGCCGATGCTCAACCATGCGCCGAATGCCGAACCGGCGACTGCCACCAGCAGCACGGATTCTGGAATGCCGAGAAAGCTGTACTCAGCGGCCACGACAGACACCACCGATGAAGCGGCAGCGACGGTAATTTCAGGAGCAATCTTATAAACTGGATTCATTGTGCGTCCCCTTAGCGCACCCAAGCAGACGGTAGTGTAACCCGTTCTGCATGCTTGCCCTGCAAAACACGCCAACGGTAAACAGCCTCACGCATCCGGCGATCACGCTCAGCCGCAATTGCAGCCCTGCGGCGGTTGCGCGCACTCTCCGAAAGCGTCTTGTCCCTGTTCAAGCGCCTGGTGCGATTGGTAAGGTCTGAATCAATCTTGTCCCACTCATCGCGCCACCGCTGCAACCTGCGCTCCTCCTCGCTGAGCGTTTCACCGGCATTGATCTTGCGGATGACTTTCTGCGTGGCTTCCTTGGCTTCGTAGAACTGCGACGTCAGCCCGCCGTTTGTATAGGAAGCATAGAACTGAGAGATCAGCGGATTGGTTGTCGGTCGCCCTAACTTCTCGCGCGTCGGGTTGTCGATCAGTCCCGCCTGCGCCATGCGCAGGGAGCCGGTCGGGTAAGCGCTCAGCATATAGCGCACCTCTTCCGGCGCAAGATCCAGCCCCAGCGAGCGCATGGAACGGGCAACCTCCTTGTAAAAATCAGGCGTGCTCGGGCTGCCCTGCTCCGACCGGAACTGGTCATCCCGCATAAAGCGCTCCTGCACGATGGGCGAGCCAAACGTATTCAGGTTGGACGCCAGACCGACCACCGGCTTGAGCCATGAAGGAGCGACCAGCGTCATGAACGCGGCGGCCGGATGCTCACGCCATGAGATGTCCGAGGTTTCGATAGGCGTGAAGTTCGCCAGCACAGTGCCGTCTGCGAAGTTCCCGAGTGCCTGCATGGGCGTCTGGGTGTTAACTGTCATCTCGACGAAGTTACGTGCAAAGCCATGCGCCACACGCGTCAGACCAAAGGCGAGCGGCACCTTCACATACCCGTCTCCAATCGGAATCGACAGACTGGAATCTTTGGTGTAGTCGCTGAGTTGGTCATAGCGGTTGCCTCCCTCATCGTCACCGAACATCGACCGGAACAATGAGATCAGCGCCGTGTACACAAGCGTCGCACCGGCCAGTCGTGCCAACGCACGGGGATTGACCTTGCGTGTACGGGGGTTGTACAGCGCGTACAGTGCATTGGCTCCACCCATCACAGCCGGTTGCGAGAACGCATACAGCGCACGGGCAAGCCCCATGTTGGTTCCCTTCTTGCGAAAGTTCATCAAGTCCAACGTCTGTGCCGCTGCGGTCTGCGGCGTAGCCCCGTGCTCGGACAGCGTGATGAAGGTCGCCAGCGCGGACACCATGTCAAACGTGCGGTTGTAGCGCTCGATAAACTGACCGATCGCATGCCACGGACGGGAGTTGTACCCCTGGCGTTTTTTGATGCCTTTGATGATGCCTGGTCGATCAGCTGCAAACAGGTCAGCCCGCATGCTGGAACCGCCAAGCCGCAGCAATTCGTTCAGCATCCGGCCTTCATATGTGGAGATGTCGGCGTTGCCCCTGAAAGAGAAGTGCGACGTTGCCCGCATCAAGCGCAGCAGCTTGCCGACCACCTGCTTCCAGATGCCCCTGCCCAGTGAATTGCCGTCGATCAGATTCCCGTTGGCGTCCCGTATCTCACGCGCACGGATAAGCTCGCTGCGCTCCCACACGTCACGGACAAAGTTCTTCGGCGCAAAGGCAAGATTGAACTGCGTTGCCATGTAGGAGAAAGCACGAGTAGGTGCACCCAACACCCTCAGCGCCGCTGAGGTATCGTCACGGTTGGAACCACGGATAGCTTCAAGCAGCCCATTGTTGGCGAAGGTGTAGACTTCCATCCTCTCCCCGCGTCTGCGTATCAGGCTATCGGCTGGCGGGGGAGCAGACTGCGCCAGCGTCTCGCGGAACAATCCAGCCTCCTGCCGTTGCTCCTCGTTCATATGGGCGTAGGCTTCGGCGATGGCATCCTGGAAGGGAGACCATCCGGCATAGCTGGCCGCACGCAATACGGCGGTGAGCGTTGTTGTCACGCCGTCATCCGGCACTCCTTCCGTGCGTCCGTACATGGAGAAATCGCGTGCCACATTCGGTGTCATGTTGCGCATCTCTTGAGTGCTGAACACATCAAGGTCTTGTGCGAAGTCCAGTTGGCCGGTCAATGGGACGTAGTTGCTGCTCACAGCCTCCACTGTCTCCTTGCGCAGGGCTTCGAGCGCTCTCACAGAAGCCTCATCTGCCGCGCGCACATTCTGCACGGCAGACTTCAAGCGCTGGAGCAGGTCGGCAATGCGCTGACGTTCGGCTGTCCGTTCGTCGGCATCTGAAATCAAATCAGTCAAGAAGTAGCTGGCGATCCCTGCATCCGCCTTACCTGTTTCGATGTTGGTCATCAGCGCCCAGGCATTGAGCTTGTAGATGTGGGCGGCTGCTTTCTCCAGGTCGTCGCGCTTGATCTGCTTCTCCACCGCCTTCTGCACGGCCAGCGCTTGGGCGTCACTGAACCCGGCCACACCGGCTGCATGTTTGCGCGTAGTGATGTTGGTGTTCTGGATGGCGAGCAAGCGACGGCGGTACTCCCTTGTCGCTTTCTTCACAGCCTCATCCCGCTGGTTCTCGTTCTTGATCTTCTGCGCTGTCTCGATAGCCCGCAGGTCACGCATCAACAGCCGCTTGTTGGCCTCCGGTGCGCGCTGTGCCGTGACCCAATGGCCGACAAGCTGGACGATGGTTTCCTCAGACTTGCCGTACTTGTGCACAAAGTCTCCCAGCAGCGCCTGCAATTGCTTGCCGCCGTAAAGTTCTTGCGCTTCACGCAGGTGGTTGTCTCGGATACCTGGGGCAGCGTACAGCGTGTTTTCCAGCGTCTCCTGAATCCGGCCAACCACCGGCAGCGACTGTATCCAGCGCTTCACCGGAGCAAGGCTATCGTGAAACGCCGTGTTGGCAGCGTCCAGCCCCGCGTGCATTAAGCCGCGTGTCTTGTCCCAATCCTTGGCCTTGGCTGCCTGCATCACAGCGCGAACGGGTGTAGCGGAAGGGGCTGCCCGCCCGGCTTCAAGCTGTTCGATCAGGTCAGGCGCGGTCATCTCGGCACGCCGCTGCAAATCCTCGTTGTCCAGCTTCGGCAATCTCGATAGCTTGCGGTCGTGAGCGTGTTGCACCGCAGCGACAGCCTCCTTCTGCTCACGCCCTGTAGGAAGCGGCGGGGGCGTTGCGGGAAGCGGCGGGGGCGTTGCCGCGCGGCGCTGGAACGCCGCATCTCCGTCTGCGGTTTGAGCGGCGGGTGCTGTGCTCAGGGGTGCGTTCTGGATGAACTCGCGCGCAGGGATGATGAACTTCTCGACAAGCTCGCTCTGGCTGTAACTCAGATTCGGCAACACCTTGCGCAGCCATTCCCGTATGGCGTTGATGGCGCGCTGGACGAGGTTCAATTCCGGTTGCTCCTGCGCAAGGAACGCCAACACTTCCTCCGCCGCCTGTCGGCGCTGCGTCTGGTCGTTCATGTCAAGCCCGTACTGCTGCGCGCGGCGCTCAACCTCCGGCGCGTAGTGCGCTGCAACATCGTCCAGTATTGGCACAAGCTCTTCGCCGAACAGGCCCCGCAAGCCAGCATGTCCGAGCACTTCGTGCGCAACGGTCTCCACTACATCTGCTTCGTTGCGCATCATGGGAGCGACGACGTACACCGCGCCATCGGCAAAGAACCCCGCTGGCGTGCCAGTACCGCCTGCTTCCCTCTGGCGCGCATCCGCATCACGAACCGCCTGCGGCACGGATGTATCTTGCAGGTCGTTAATGATGAGGATGTCCGGGGCGTTCTCCCACTCCGCCGTCATGCGCTGCACAACGGCCTGCACCTGCTCTGCCATCATACCGCCGTCAGTTGGTTGCTCACGGCGCTGGAACGATATCTCCATGTTATCGGCAGGGTCGCGTGTCGCCAGTGTCTCATCCACAAGCCCGCCAGCGCGGCGTACAGGCCGCTGCGCAGGGCGGTCTAGCCCTACCCTCTGCTCCTCCTCAGAAAGGCGCTGAGCGGCTTCCTGCTGGCGCTGAGCGGCTTCCTGCTGGCGCTGGGTCTGCAAGCCCTCAGCTAATTGCGTCTGCTCGTTCGGTCTCAGCCCCGCCCATTCGCGTGTAACAGTGTGCATCGGTACGCCTGCCCGCGCTGCGACCGTCTCCCGTTGGGCAGGGCGCAAGGCATCCCATGCCTGCTGAGGGTCGATCGGCTCGGCAGGCGCGGTGTCTACAGGCGCGGTGTCGGTAGCTCCCTGAATGTCAGCCTCAAGCAGGCTGCTCTCAGCATCCATCGCCGCCACAAGGTCTTGCAGCGCTTGCTCACGGGTCTGCTCCTGTCGTGTCTGGATGGCGGGGGCGAGCGCTTCGCGCTGAGCGTCACGCAGGCCAGCCCATAGCCGCCCCGCAGCGCTCTTCGGCAGACCGGCAGCCTGCACTATTTCCAACCGCTGGCGGGGGCGCAGATTGTTCCACGCCTGTTCGGGTGGAAGCTGAGCGTCTGCCACAGCCTGTTCGGCCACCATGTCCGCAACGCCGACCTCCGCAGCCACACGGGCACGCTCTTCTTCCGTCTGTTGGCTTATCTCCTGTTGCGCAGCACTCTCACGACGGGCAAGCGCCAGACGGCTACGATTGCGGCGCACGGCCTCACGCGCAGGGCCTGTTGCCATCTCCAGCGGGGTGCGCAACTCAACCTCTGTTTCCACTTCCTCTGCTGTCAAAGCCCGCGCAGGCTCAAGTGTTGCTCTTGGGTCAATGCGCTTGCGAGGGTCAGCACGACTGCGAAGAGGAGGAGGAGGAGTAGGAGTAGGAGACCCCTGCCGTGCTGCAAGACCGAGAATGTCCGAAGGGTCGTTCTGTGCCTCCTCCGCCGCTCCCTGTCGGCCTACAAGCCGTCCGGCTGCGGATGCTACGCCGCCGCCCAGACCACCGCCCAGAGCGCCCAAGGCTCCAGCCTCACCCGCACCTTCTGTAAGTGCACGCGCTGAGTAGTCGCCTGTCAATCCAGCAGTGCCGATGTTCCCCGCAATCTGGGTCAGGGATTCTTCCAGACCTTCATGCAGCGTATTCAGCGGCAGTGACCCCATGACACGGCGCGCCAACTTACGCGCCTGCTGTTTGCCCATGTAGTTGACAACCGTTTTTTCGATGTCACCAGGCAGCATGGAGAACCCAAGTCCGACAATGCCGCCCAATAGTGCTGAGCGGTGGGACAGGTCGTTTGCAATAAAGGCTTTGGCTTTCTGCTCATCCCCGTTGGCACGGGTCAGCGCATCCTGCCAATGCTCAAATTCTTTGAACTTGGACAGCGGCTGTTCCATTAAGGCCTGATAGGCCGATAGCTGCGCATCACCTGCACCCATCACCGTACCTGTCAGCGCTACGGTGGTCGTCATCAACTGCTTGGATGATGCCTCCAACGCCGTACGCGCGGCGGCGGTCGTTGCTCCGCGCACACCGGCTTGTGCAATTGCCCCGACACCGCCCGTCATCACAATGGATGGGAGAATGTTGCCGACAAGCTCACCGGCTGAGCGCGGGTCAACATTGGTGATGGCAATCTTTGCCTCATCCCATAGAGCGCGCCCTACTCCCCGCTCCTCCCCGGACAGCATCTCTTCGATCTCAAGCTGGCGCCTTTCAAACTCCCGTTGCTTTACGTTATCCTCTGACTTCTCGGATTCACCCTGCTGCAAGAACTCACTGACTGCGCCCAACCCCTCGGTGACAGCACCACCAGGCCCGAAGGCACGCCGACCCGTAGCATCGCGCAGGTCATTCTGGGACATCCACTGGCCACCCACACGAAACGCGGGAATGTTGCGAATGGGATTGTAGTCGTCGATCAGTCCTTTGACCGTTGTCCCCATCTGCAAGAAGCCGGTCAACCCCTGCCCAATGCCGATGAACGCATCGCTGATCGTGCGGAAGAAACCGCGCTCCGGCTTCTTGGGCGGGGGTGAGTGCTCGCCCAACCTGTAGCGCACATCGTCAGGATCAAGGTTCGGGTTGGCCGCCGTGAGCGCATCCGTGACGCGCTGAGCGTATTCGTCATACTGCTTGCTCTGCTCGGAATAGGGAAGCGTCTCGTCTGCCTCGAACCTCGGTACTCCTTGCAGCGCCTGCGCCATGAAGGCGTCAGGGTTTCTGAGCAGCCGCTCGCGCTCCTTCTCCGCCGCTTGCTGCTGGCGCTCACGCTGCCGCTCGGCGTCTCGCTGCTGCTGAGCCTGCTCACGGCGCTGCTGCTCAAGAACGCGCATCAAAGCGCTGGACTGTGACACGCGCCCAGGAGGAGCGGCCGCAGCACGGGTGACGGCCTCTACCCATGACGGTTCAGGCTTGACCGGAAAGGCGCGCTGGTAGTCGCGGGGGCCTTCGTAGGCAATGTCCACGACATCCAGCGCCGTCAACGGGCGGTCATTACGCTGCGCCATTACGCGGTCTCCAGCATGCGGTTGATGTACTCATCAAAGACTTTCGGAAAGGGGATATCCGGTGTCGGCTGCTCACCGAAGAACGCAGACACCGCCTGCCGCCTGTTCTGCGCATCCTCATCCTGCATGGCCTGCGCCAGAAGTTGATCTTGCCATGAGGGGCCAGAATCTTGTAGAGCCTGAAAGCTGCTTTGAGGCTCTACAAGACTGGCGACCTGTTGCAACGCATCAGGCGGAGCGTCCAGCGCCGCAGAAGGAGCGCCAAGGTCAACGGGCGGATAGCTATCCAAAACCTCCTGCGGTACATCGTAGTAGTCCATTGCGCTCTTGGCCGTGCCATCAGGCAACCTGTCGGCAGGAGTGTGGTGTACGTCCTCTCCTTGTCTCGGTTGATCCTGGTATGCCTGTAGCGCTTGGGCGAGGTCGTCCTCCCAATTCCTTTCCGGTGAGGCTACCTCGTTAGCATAGCGCTCAAGGCTGTTCTGCACAGCTTCCAAGGTCAGGGGGCGTGGAGGAACCAGCGCTCGGATAACGTCGTCACCGCCAGGCGCTGCATATCCACGCTCGGCAAGAAAGTCACGGACGAACTGCTGGCTGCGGGTAGGTTGCGGGTATGGGCTGGACGGAAGCGACGCCCAGACCTTGCCGAGCTTGCGCTCCGCATTGGCAAAGTCACCGGATGCAACATCGTTCAGCGCACGCGCCCGCTCCATCAGGTAGATGGCAGCCAGGTCTTGGCTCTCCGGCGAGAAGTCTGCCAGACCAAGCGCATTCGCCGCTTCATCCCAAGTTGATTTCAGAAACTGATACCGGCCTGCCGCCGTTGTGCTGCGCGTGCGGTTGTTCGTCTGCTTGAACTTCTTGGAGATGTTGGGGTGCTCGTCCAGACTATCGAATCGCTCGTTTCCAAACAGGGTGTTGTAGCCGTGTTGCACCCCTTCACTGGCGGCGATCAGGTCAAGCTGTGTCTTGACATGGGGATTGTCCAGCAGGGTGCGGTAGCGGTCACGGCGCTCGGCTTTGGTTTCAGGGGGCAGAGCCATTGCGACCTCCTTGGATAATCTGAATCAAGGACAGCATGCGCTGCATCTCCAGCGGGCTGAGCGTTGGCATAGGGCCGTACTGGACGGCAGCTTGGGGCTGAGCCGCAGGGGCTTGAAGTTGGGGCTGAGCGTCTGGAGCCGGTAGCGCCAGGTAGTCGTTCATCACCGGCTGCGTTCCGGGGAGCGCCAGGTAATCCTCCTGTGTCGGGGGCTGCACCTGAGCTTGCTGCACTCCGAAATATCGGCGGATGGCATCAAGACCAGGTAGACCAAGGCTCTGTCTGGCGGCATCCCCGTCCGGCGAATCTTCCAGCAATACGTCACGTTGACGCTCCTGCGCTTCTTCTTCGGACAGCAGACCAAGCCGTGCCATCTGTGCGATCTGGTCGAGCGCCGTAGGTTGAGGCTGAGTGACAGAACCGTCGGCGTTCAGGATGCCTCCTTGACCCATCTGATAGGCGCGGTACGTGTCCGCCCAATTCTGGTCACGCTCGTACTGACGGGCGGCAATGACATCCTGCGCTGTCTGTTGCCCTGCGGCAACGGAACTCAGCGCCGCCCCCGTCGGGTTGCGCGCCAATGCGTCCATCGCACGGGACACGGGAATGCTGCCCATGTCGGTAATGAGTGTCTGGCCGTCGTCACTGAGCCGTGCGTTTGCACCTTGGGCATTGAGCGCCTCAATGGTGCGCTGCACATTGGCCGAGCTTGCCCCGGCCAGGGTCTGCGACGCAACAGGGTCAGCGCCGTACAGAGATGCCCACTGGTTGGCAGCGTCATAGTCCCGCTGCTTGGCGTAAGCCGCAGCACGCTGCATGGCTCCCTGCCGCATGCCCGCCATCACCTGCTGCTGGAATCGCGGGTCTTGCTGCTGGAAGTATGGGTCGCTCAGCACCGCCTGCCGCTGCGCCTGCTCGAACTCGTAAGGGTCTTGTCCAAGGTCTAGCGCGCGCTGCCGGTTGGCCTCGTACCCGGCCATGTAGTCCGTCACCAGACGGTTGCGGGAATTGTCCTGCGCCGTCTGATTGAAGGCATCCTCTTCCGCTGCCCATTGCGCGCGGTTGCGGCGGCTTCGCGCGCCTTCGTCGCGCCCTCGGCTGTAGGCCGAAAGGTCGATTTGATAGCCGCCGTATGTTGTTGCCACAGTTTGTTACCTCGTCATGGATTGCTGAAAGGCATGGTGGGGAAGCCTGTGCCTCCGCCGCGAGCAGGCATAGCCTTGGCTTTGTCGTCAACAAATGCCCAACCGAAGTGGGCCATGTCAACTACGACTTGAGTAGGCCCCCAGGCTGTCGGGATCATGTACTGCACTGCACCTGTAGGAACCAGCATTCTGTCGCCTACCTGCCCGTTGTTGATGGTCTGACTGTACAGGTCAGGCTTGGATTGGTTGTCGGAATAGATGTTGGTTCCAGAGCTGATAGCTCCGCTCAACGATTGACCCGCAGGGCCGACAGCCGGATGGTTGGTGGATGCATTGTTCAGTTGCTGCTGCTGAGCGCCGGAATCCATCACATTTGACTGCGGGTCGGGCATGGGCTGCCCTCCGACTGTTGTTGCCTGCTGTCCGCGGCGCTCCTCGATGTTCCGGCCAAAGGCTCGCAGATTCTCCGACAGCCCCGTCATGCTGGTCTGCATGTTGGCGTTGTACTGATCGGCTGCCCCCTTCATCAAACCAGCAGCTTGGTTCATCAACCCACGGCCAAGACCAACGGCCTGCATCCGGCGAGTGAAGTTCACCTCCTCACGGCGTTCGCGTTCGATGAACCCGTTATTGCGTCCGATCACCCGCGCATTGGCGATAGCCGTTGCCCGCATGATGGCCAGGTCTTGGGTCTGCTTGGTGAACTTGCTCGTGCAGTACCGCGAGGCATTGCATTTGGTCTCGTGCATCAGCTTGGCAAACGGTGCGGCAGCACGGGGCACAAGACGCCCTGCATAGCGCCGCCCCATCTGCTCCACCGTCTCGATCGGCTCAGCCGCTCCAAACTCGGACAGGAAGTCAAGCTCACGCGGCCAGTATTCGTTCTTCATCTGGCCGTGTTGCTGCTCCATGATGCGCGTGGATCGGTGTGCGACTTCCCGTTGGTGCTTGTAGCTCTCGATCAGCGTCTCGGCGTTGGCATAAGCGTTCGCCACCACGGCAACCTGCTTGGCAACGAATGCGACAGTGGCCGCCGTGGAGCGCACCCGCTCCCCGGATGTGTACCCCGACGACCCCATACATGATGTGCATCCACCTGCCATGTCGTTTTCTCCTTATCAGGCTGGTGTTAGAGGGCCCACGCTGGTAGTCCCTATACGGTACTCCGGCATGGAAAGGGAAGGATGTTGCTGGTTGGTGCTCATGTTCGGCCCCTGCATCTGAGGCATGGCGGGGCTACCTCCGGTTGCAGCGCTCGGGGGGTTGGGCATGGTCGCCGCATACTGTGACGGCACACGGCGATTGGACGCCATCCAGCCGACAGCCTCCGCAGCGCCGTTGACAACTCCTGTCAGCGCCGCATTCATGCCGTTCCTTGCCGTTGCACTGACTTGCATAAACATGCTGACAGTTTCCAGACGCCCCTTGCCCATCCCCAACGTGTAGTACCGCTGCTCGTAACGCCGGTCATTCAGCGCCTGCACTCTGGCCTCTTGCACCCGTGCCGAGTAGCTCATGAGGTCTACACGAGTGATGGCAGCGTTGCGCTGGTAGCGGGCAGTCTCACACCGCGTCGGGTTCAAGCAGCGATTGCTGGCCTCCTCGCGCCAATAGGTACGCCCACGGTTCAGCGCACTGCGGGCAATGGAGTTCCACATAGCGCTTGCCGATGCATATTGGTGCTTTGCTTTCGCCGTGTTGTAGGCGTCATGCAGCAAGCTCTTCTCGGGTGGCCAGAAGTTTTCGGCGTGGGTTTGCACCTCTTCAGACAGTTTGAGTTGTCTGTCGGCAATCTCCTTCTGGAAATTGAGGATGCGCTGCTGCACTTTGATCTGGGCAAGCGAAAGCGCCACCTGTACGGCGGCATCAACAGTTGCCTGAACTGCGGTTGCCTTGCCCTGCGCAGCGGCGGCAGTCCTGTAGGCAGAATCAGATACGCATCCCATCTTGTCACCTCAATTGGTATTCAACCACACAGCGATGTAACGTCCCATCGTCTTGCGGTACAGGCTCCCCGCGCTCCACGTACAGCTTTCCAGCTCCTCGTGCTGATGCAATGTTGATGGCGAAGTCGATCAATCCCTCCTCGTTGCGCCCCTTCAACAGCATGATGTTCCCCGCTTCGTCATCAGCCAGCCACCGATGACCGCAGGCCATGACACACATGCCGACAATCTCCTTGGTTTCGTCGTCCCGCTCCGCCAGCACAAGCGTGCCCTCCAGCCATGCGCGCGCGAAGCCTTCGGCGTGGAGCTGGAAACCCAATCGCTGCGCAGCCTCCAGCACTTCCTTGCCGACTTCGGCCAGCTTCTTCTCATCCAGCGGCGGGGCGATCACGGTAAACATGGCAGGTTCAGGCTCCGAGTTCTTTCATGGATGTGGCAAGAGAGATCAACGATACGCTGGCCTTTCCTTTCAATTCGATTGACCACCGTGTGCCAACACACCAGTTGGGCAACCTGAATACATGATGAGAGTATACATCGCGCGCCTCTACGACTTCACCGTCTACCTTCACCGTCAGGTATTCGCTCCCGTTCAGCGCCCTGATATGCCCCGCCGCCATGTTGACGGGGATGGACAGGGCGGCCTCAGCCGATTCCCAAATGTGCTCACGTAGGGCAGTCCCTCTGTCCCACCGCCAGACAGTGTTTCCTTTCAGATAGTACAGATCGCCGGTGCGAGACACGAAAGCGTCAATCACGCCGGTGTCAGACAATTCACTATGGGCATCCAGCGTCCAACCCTGCTCCATGTTCCCGATGTTCATCACGAATGACCCGCCGTTTGCGAACACAAACAAGCGCCCGAGGTGAACCACCGGCACAACGGTTGTCGGTTGCAGCATCTGCCAGTCCTCAGGGGAGTACATGGCATGGGTCACGATCTGCGGGCCTGCGTTGGACGTGAGCATGACCAGACCGTTATGCGTCGGGTAGAACACGCCCCCTGGAAACTCGGCGACGCGCCGAGAGCCAGCGCCGATCATGGGCAGCGGCTGCCCAAGGCGTACAGGCTCCCTGCACTCGGCGCTGTTGCAGTCGGCAACGGCGGGGATAATGTACGGATAGCCGTCTGTCATGACGTAGACCACACCGTTGCTTTCCTTGATGGCCTTAATGTTGTCATCAAGATCATGGAAGTGAGGCCAGTTGTGGTAGTGGTTGTTCTCGGAAAAGTAAATACGGCGACCGACAAATCCGGCGAGCGCATTCATAGAGACGATATGAGTAATGCCCTGCAAGCCATCGGGCGGCGGCATCACGATGTCCTCTTCCAGCGCTTCAACGAGAAGCTCATTCACGGTGGTGTCGGTATAGCTCACCGCCGTTACGGGGATTTCTGCAACCAGCATCCATGAGGTGTTTGCTTCATTGAGCAACGTAGACGACAGCGTGGATTCTGCAATCCCCTCAGACGACACCGTGCGATACAGCCGGATGTGGGACACGTTCCACGAAGCATCCGGCACTGGCCATCCCGACACCACAACCGGCTGGCCGTCGTGGATCATTGCAGGCTCGCTGCCTTGGGATAGAGAGCCTCGGTGCCCAAAGGCGTTCACGTACTGGTATGCGTAGGAGCGTGCCTCAATGTCTTTCTCCCCGCTGACGGTCGGGCTTACGCTACCAGGGGTTATGGTGGGCATGTCGAAAGCGCACGGCACGCCGAGCCTTGAGTAGACAGGCGAGCCATCTGCTGCGAACGCCAGTATCTCGGGGTAGTCGCTCCGGCCTGTCACGAAATATTGGCGGCAGTTCACCGGCCCCCGTGCGATATCAACGCACGTGCTGTAGGTCATCCAATCACAGTCAAGCTCGTAGACGGATACAGTTCCGTCGGGTACGGTCTGCGCGGCTTCCGGTTCGCGCCAGGATTCCAGCGCACCACTCCACAGCTTGCAGTCAACCGCCCGCGCCGCTGCCCCGACGGGCAGCAGGTGGGGTTCAAGACGGGGAATGCTCCCCTGAAACCGGTTGATGGTGATCGTTGCCATACATCAGCAGCACGTGTTTTGAATATGGGTGATGGAGTTCTGCATGTTTTGAATCTGGAACTGCAACGTCTGCAGGCTATTTGTTAGGGCGTCAACCTCGCCTTGCAGCGCGGCAATCTCGCTTTCATACCCTGTCTTAAGATCGTCGTACATCGCCGAAAGTCCCTGAATATCGATAGTGGCTTTCGCGTTGTTGTCTTTTGTGACGAATGCAGTAATCGAGTTCAGGTCGGTCGTCACCGTAATATCGAGAACAGGCGGCCACTGCATCGGGATATCGGTCAACAGACCATTGGTGAACACGATGCCCGCTTCGCTGGTCGAGTACCCAGAACTGCCCCCACCACCGCCACCACCGCTGCCGTCGCTCCCGCGCGGAATACCGAAGTTCAGCACGGCGTGGGTTGTCGTCCCGACATTCTCCACCGTCGCCGGTGAGCCTGGGGCCAGCGTGTTTACAGTGCCAACGGAGATGGTGGCCGCCTGTCCGTCCTCGCAGTCGCAATCACTGCCACCGCCACCGCCACCGCCACCGCCACCGCCACCGCCACC